TGCTTGTAATTGCGACCAGATGTAGTCGCGAGCTACTTCCAATTTATTGAGGTTCATTCGTTCTACAGCACTGTATGTATTACCTTCTCTTTCCAAAGGAAGCAGTGCATTCAATGCGTACAACGCATGACTTAGTAGGTATTCTTTCTCATCCATTGTCATCCTCCGTGTCATAGCATTCACAGGATATGGAGTTTCTATCGCAACGAATGCAATAACCCCAACTATCAGGGTCATTTTCAGGGAACCAATATAGTTCCTCATTTGCAATAGCTTCGAGCTTGCGGATTGCAAGCTGTATTTCGTAACTCATTTCGTTTCCTCTTTCTTTAGTTGGAGTACCCTGGAAAGGAGTCGAACCTTTCAATTACTACCACTACAGGGTGACCAGTATCTAGTTACAGATACTCAGAATTACTGCTTCATGCTTCTCGTATACTTCGAGAATTGAATAGCCCAATTCATTTTCGTATACGTAGTTGTTGTACTCTGCGAGAGCAATCTCAAGTGCAATCTTGAGTTGGTCAAATTCACTCATTGTGCTTCCTTACTGATAGTGTCGGTTTCATCATCATAGATGAAATAAAGTGTATTCTGCTTTGGATCAGCAGGAACCCACTCAGGATGAGACTTAATATCATTCTGTGGGTAGTAGAGCTTTGCTTTTTCTACAGGATACTTCATCTTATTATTTCCTTTTCTGTGTTGGTTGTGTGAATTGTTTTTCTCTAATAGAGAAACCCTTTTGAAATAGCAATTACGTTTCCAGTACCTAGCAGTACCTAGTAGGTATTCTGGGCCTATCGTGCCTGGTCAGAGGTGGTGTACCCCAGTACCTAGTAGGTAGTAGGGGTATTTAGATCTAGGGTTTTCAACCCGATCTAAATACCTATACCCCGGGAAAATAAAGCGTCCACTAAGCCCGCCGATTTAGCCAAGCTAAGAATTAACCCTTTGAGCAGGTACATTAGCTGAATTCATTAACCTTAAAGGCAATTAAAGATTCCTCAATTCATTAAACCGTTTCTTGTTAGTTCTTTCCTACAAACTAAGTATACCACAACGCCCCGAGGATGTCAAGTTCTTTTTCTACAGGTTTGTGATTTTAATAGCCTTTTATTAATTGCCTTTAATTAAAGTGGAAAGGCAGATTTATTGATTAATGCGACTGAACGAGTTCACGAGTGAAGCGAATGTATTTAGAAATTAGTAGAAGGCCGCTAGACTTATTCATGAATACTCCTGTAGGTAAATAACCACGGATATAAATACGCATAAACATATTTATTGATAAATAATTGCATTGGCAGATTTATTGATGGTTTAGCGACGCCGGAGGCACGAAGGGCGGAAAGCCGAATGCCCCGGACCCTTTCGAGTCCGGGGCATTTCGATCAGACGGGGATTCTTTCGACCAACATCTCCGACATCATTGCTTTGGCGCATGGCCGACACAATGTTACTTCAGCATTCTCGTCCAGCAGATACCAAGCAACACTTGCCATCGTTCTCCCGCAACACTCGCAAGATTCCATTTCGTTTCACCTCAATTCTTTCTAGTAGGAATATTACCTAGGGGGAGAGTCCCCCTAGGTCTTTGAGTCTTTCGACTCAGCAATCGTCAGCCGGATCAGCCTTCTCAGCCTTCTTACGGCCGCGAGGCTTATCAGGATCTTTCTTCACCAAGCGAGGAAGATCTTTGGCCCATGTTGCATCGGTGTAACCCATATGCAGCAAGTCCCACGACTTATTATCGCGTGCGCGATAATCGGCCAGAACCTCAGCAAGCTTGGCATAGAAAGAACGCTGTGCGAGAATCGTTTCCAGATCCTGATTCGCATACGCGGCGCCGAGTAGAACCTCATTGCTACGTACAAGCGGACCAGCACCCTTTACGACCATTTCTCGCGCAGGATCCAATGCCTTCTTATTCATTGTGAACACCTCCTTCCGTTTGTCTGACATCTACGGCCCGGACTCTCCGGGCAACTCCTTACGAATACAATGATAGTGGCAAGGGGTGCCGTTTCCTCATTGCCAACAATGTTTCGGTGTGTCGTTCGTCACATTATAACTATGCACCGAGCTGCATATTAATTCACGGTACGAGTGTACCGTTCAACGTTCACTCATTGCGTATTGCAATACTTCGGATGCCTAACTATTTAATATTAAACTATTGTGGTATGCAATAGTTGCGGGCACAATGATTGCGAGGCGCAACTATCCGGTTGGTCCCACTACTATGCGACTGCCTCTTTTGGCGGTTACTCAGACAAATTTTTCTAAAACATCTGAGCAAGTAAAACCTTTATTTCTACAAATTTTGACAAACATTTGAGCACGTGATACGTTCCCAACATGGACTTAATCTTCGACCAAAAAATCGAAGCCGACGAACCAACTGTAATTGAATACGACAAAGCTCTCTTACAACAAGTTGTCACACAGATAGAAGCTCGTTATTGGCTCACGGGAGAATACCCTACAGGCGTCCAACTTAACGAACTTTATGGAACAGACTTCTCTATTCTCAAAGTGATGCTCCCTGCCATAAATAAAGCACTTGAGAAAAGAGAGTTACCTATCTATGACCCTTGGAGAAGGATTCCTAAGAAAGACGAGCTTGATCCACAATTTGTGATCGCCGTGAATTTCTTAGTCGATGTCTCAGATAAACGCTCTAAGGCCATTAAGCTTAAGGCTGTAGGACTTACTACTCACAAGTTTAACGTCCTTTTGAAGTCTAAGGCTAATAAACACTACTACGAAACTCGTGCGGAAGAAGCTTTCAATAACGTCCAGCCTGTAGCAAAAACGTCCTTGGGTAGACTGGTCGATTCTGGAGATTTGCAGGCCATTAAGTACTTCCATGAATTCACTGGAATCCACGATCCAAATCGAGAGTTGAACCAGAACTTAAACAAATTGATTTCTTTGTTTATGGAGGTTTTAGTAAGGCACGTTGATCCGAAGCTCATTGACACAATTGCATCTGAATTTGATGCTAAGATACTGGAGCTAAACTAAATGGAAATAACATCGAGGTCGGCATGGGGAAGTTTAAAGACAACTATTCCAGTGTTAAATGGGGCGCTCCCTAAAGTCTACATACACCACACAGCCGGACATTTCCCCACATCTGTTCAAGATGAAATTAACCAGATGCACGCTCTACAGAACTACGCTATTAACACAAAGCATTACACCGACATAGACTACAACTTCCTCATCGGACCTAGTGGAATTATTTATGAGTCAAGAGGTTTAAACCATAAATCTGCGGCTACTTTGGGTGAGAACGAAGTTAGTCGTAGTGTTTGCTTCATGGGAAATTTCCAGGGCGATATACCAACCGCACAAAGTGTAGCGGCAGCTGCTGATTGTATTAAATACCTCATCAACCACGGAGACCTTTCTCCTTCTGTAGAGATTCTTGGACATAGAGATAACCCTCGGCACTTAAACGCAACAGCTTGTCCAGGGGAAAACCTCTATGCCTATATTCCAAAGATCAGAGATTTAGTTTCACAACACACACCTGTAGGAGATGACGATATGCTGAAGGCTCGCTTTGTTCGGCAAAAAGGCTACACCAATGTCTTTGTTGTTGGAGGAGGTTTTCCAGTTCTCCATTGTAGTGGGGAACTTATGAAGTCAATTGAAACCGAGGACCCAACTGTTCCGAAGATTTTCCAAGATAACATGGCATCAATGCATGGACTTTGCGTGCAAGCTGGCTTGGATATCAATGATCCAGCACAAGTAATTCCGGGAGGATCAAATGATAAATTTAGCTAATATGCTAGCAGCAACTGATAGCGGCACAACTAATGTAGTTGTTATCATTGCAGCTGTAGTCGTAATCCTGTGTGGAATCATTTACATTGTCCGTAGATGATAACAGTCAGCAACCCCGTTTATCTTTTGATAACTGGTCTAATACCTCTATTGACTGGACTAGTTACAAAGGTAAACCTTAAAGGACAGTGGAAAGGACTTATCACACTTTTTTTAAACAGCGTACTTGCATTTTTAACTGCAAACGTGGTAAAAGGTAGTGACTTCGCAGCGTTCAGTTGGCAAACCTTAGTTACTGCCTTCGTTGGATTTGCAATCAGTGTTTCGACATATCAGGCAGTCTGGTCAAAGACCAGACTCACATCATCCAAACCAGATAGTTTACTCTTACCCAATTTCGGGATAGGAAACGGAGAACCAAGTGAGTGATTTTGTACATGACCCCAACCCAACTGTAGCTGTAATTAATCAGCCAGAAGGTTCCGTTTTGGTTACAACCGAGAACAGTGACTTTGCTCATCGAACAGCAGAACAAACTGCTGAGGAAATGAATTTGAAAGCAGAGCAAGCAGCAGAAGTTGCTAAGCTTCAAGAAAGTCACGCAGAGGAAAATGCAAAGGTTCCTGAAGGTGAGCCTTTGGAAGAAGTAGAACCGCCAGTTCCTTATCGTGCATCAACTCCTGAAAGTGATAAGGCTGCAACAGATCAACTCCTTGAAGAAGGAAAGATCACCGAAGAAGAACACAAAGAGCGAGTTGCAGATATTGCAAAGATCGCAAAAGACGAGACTTTGACGCCAGTAGAGCCAAAGCCTGCACCTACCCCAGAGGCAAAGGCTACCAAAGAACCAGAAAAGAAAGAGGACGAGCACCCACACAAAGATGCGAAGAAGTAAAACAGCTACCCCGTGAGTAAAAAATCCCTCGTTCCGTCCCTGGCAATAACGACTGATATCTTTCGGTCGTCGTTGAGAAGAATAATTACTCACCCGACAATAGCTGGCTACACTCCACAAGAACAACAACTTCCTTTTCATCTCTCACACGCGAAAGGGAAAGTTGCCTTGGGTGGTAACCGTGCTGGTAAAACAGTTGCGGGAGCCACTGAAACTGTATGGAAAATGACGGGAACTCATCCGTGGAATCAAAAGAAAAAGACCCCCATAGCCTGTAGAGCAATTGGTTCTTCCTTTGAGGAAGGAATTAAGAAGATTATCATTCCTGAACTAGCTAAGTGGATTCCACCTAGTCAGTTGAAGAATGGTAGTTGGGAGGCAAGTTATGATGCAGCCGCTCGTAACTTAACTCTGGAAAATGGATCGACAATTGAATTTCTAACTTACGAGCAAGAAGTTCAAAAGCACGCTGGTACTTCTAGGGATCACATTTGGTTCGATGAAGAACCGCCGCAAGCAATTTTCAACGAAAACATGATCCGTCTTGCAGATGTAGATGGTGAGTGGATTCTAACAATGACGCCGTTGTTAGATATGAGTTGGACATACAACCGACTTTACTTAGAGGGACTGAAACCTGAGAACGAAGGCTTGGCGATATTTCATCTGGATACTCTTTCTAACCCTTATATTACTGCTTCTGTTCTAGAAGAACTGCTAGAGGGAATGACAGATGAAGAAAAGAACGCAAGAACCCATGGAACTTACTACAACCTTTCAGGGGGAATTTACACTAAAAGTTTGTCGCAAGACAACTTCATTGACCCAATCATTGGAACTCCCATGTGGGATGCCTACAAATACAATTGGGGACATTTTGGGATGTTGGATCACGGATACACAAATCTTACAGCATTCCATCTTGCGTGCTATAACGAGCATGGACAGGTAATTGTCTATGAGGAATACACATCGACTAAGACTATCGTTAAAGATAATGCTCGGGCTATCCTGGGCCTTGTTCGTCGTCTTGGTTTGCACGAAATAATTGATTACATAGTCGCTGATCCTTCAATCCGTAACATTCAACCGATTGAAGGCAAGAGTATTCACGAAGAATATGGAGAAAATGGTCTGTACTTGGTCCTCGGTAACAATGACGTAAAGGCAGGAATTCTTCGAGTAAATGGGATGATCTCTCGTAATGAACTAAAGTTCACTACGAACTGTGAAAATCTCATTAAAGAGATTCCACAATATCGCTGGGCCAAGTACACTTCTAGTAAGACAGCAGATAGGAATAACCCGCAGGAACAACCTACCAAAAAAGACGACCACTCAATGGATGCCATTCGCTATGGAATGATGAGTCGTCCAGAAATGTTTGAGAGTAAGGACCAGCCTGTAGGAAATATTCTTAATGCTCCTGTAGCTGTTGGTGAAGAATTAAGAGATAGAGAACTAATGAAGTTGTCGTATAAGGATTACGATGACCCTGCAATTTGGGATGATATCCTAGGATCGGATTGGTAATGAGACCTGTAGCACTAACATATGACCCGCCTGCAATGCCTCATACTTGTATTAAGTGTGGCGCACATGCACAGATAAGAGATTGGTTTGTGGACATTGGCGCGGAAGTCGAATGGGAAGGATATGTTTATCTTTGCAATAGCTGCCTTGCTGATATCATCCGAGTTACTCCTGATTTTCTTAGCGTGGAAGCTCATAAGCAAATTGTAGCTGAATATATGGCTAGAATGGATGAACTTTCAGAACTCAAGAAGAAGTTCAATACCATGAGTGAATTGTGGTTTGAAATGACAGGTAACTCTCTCGAAGTATTCATGGACAACCTAGTGAAGGTGAACGAATATGCAAGAATGGAACTTTCAAGAACTGTACTTGGCGCAATTGGGAGTGACCCAACAATTGTCAGCAACAGTTCAGAATCAGAGTATGATAATCGTGAATCTGACGAATCAGAATCTGTTGTTATCCCAGATGTCGAATTCGCTTGAACCAGCAGGGTTTAAAGATGGAGATACGTTCTCTATGGAAGCGAATGATGGTGTGTACGATGAAGGTCAAACCATCTTTGATTTGGATGAATTCGATAAGGATTTGATTGAGGAGGTGGAAAATGCCGAAGAAGCCGTTTGATTCTGTTAAAGAAGAAGTCGACTACTGGGAAAAGAAGTTCAAAACTTGTGAGAACCTTCGCAAGTCTTATGAACAGCAATGGTATATGAACCTTGCGTTCTATTTCAGTAAGCAATGGGTTGTCTGGCAACAAAGTATTGGCGGAACAGGTGGACGGCTATATAATCCTCCGACTCCCAGGAACAGGGTTAGATTGACTGCTAATCGTGTGAAGCCGATTGTGAGAGATGAACTCACGAAATTGATTAAGCAAGAACCTCAGTTCTATGCAAAGCCCAATACAACAGATCCTATGGATGTTTCAGCAGCTAGAGTGGCAGAAAGTCTCGCTGAATACTGTCTAACTTCTGGTTATTACAACAGAATTAGACGGCAGGCCACCTTCTGGATGCTTCTTTGTGGTACAGGATTTATCAAGACAACTTGTAAAGGGCCAAACACTCCTCTCATTTATGAGAGAATACCTGCATTTAACATGTACTTCCCAAATCTTGAAGAAGAAGATGTTCAGAATCAACGCTTTGTCATGCATGTTCGTGGAGTTCCTCCAGAGGATATTGAGGAAACCTACGATATCAAGATAAAGACTGATATGGATATCGTGAATACAAATCTTGAAGCTCGATTCTTGAGTGCAATTGGTGTTCAGAATCAAGCAGCAGGTGCAAAAGCCTGTCTAGTCAAAGAAATCTGGGTAAAGCCATGTAAGAAATACCCAGCCGGTGCAATGCTTGTAATTGGGGATGACAAAATTCTCTACAGGTATAGTCCAGATGGAACTAAAGTTGATGAAGATACTGGAGTAGAGACTCAGGGCGACGACGAACTTCCATACGATCATGGAAACTATCCATTTGCTAAGATGGACCATACAGCTTCTGGTAGGTGCTATGGAATCTCAACGATTGAAGATATTATCCCTCTACAAAAAGAGTATAATAAAACTAGATCGCAGATTATTGAGGCTAAGAATCGTATGGCTAAACCTCAAATGGCTTACACTAAAGGCTCGATTGATGTTACTAAGGTTACTAGTGAAGTGGGGTTGTATATTGCTGTTAATCCTGGCTTCAATCCTCCTAGTCCAATTCAAATTGAGCCCTTACCTCAATATGCACTAGAGGAACCACAACGAATCATCGACGATATGGATGAGATTGCAGGTAGAAATGAAATTTCTCGGGGTACTGTTCCTACAGGAATTGAGGCTGCGTCGGCTATCGCGTATCTTACTGAACAAAATGATTCCAAGATATATAACACCGTGGCATCCATCGAGGAAGCTACCACCGAGGTTGGTAAACAAACTCTAAGTCTCATCAATCAGTTCTGGGATGAAGAATACATTGTAAACATTGTCTCAAAGAATAACTCGTTTGAAGCTACGTTGTTTAAACAGTCTAACTTGAATAACAACATGGATATTGCGGTTGAGCCTGGAAGTATGGCTCCCAAATCCAAAGCTGCTACGCAAGCATTCATTACGGACCTAATGAAGAATGGATTGATTCCACCTGAAAAGGGTCTCCGTTACTTGCAAATGAATGAAACTTCCAGATTGTACGAAGAACTACAGGCTGATTCAAAGCAAGCCCAACGAGAAAATCACGCAATGGCTTCTGTGCAAGACCCCACAGCCATGCAATTTGGAATGCCAGGTATGGGAATGGATCAAGGAATGGCAGGGCAAATTAATCCTATGCCTGATCCTTATTCTAATCCTAACAGTGCGGGACTAAATGGTGGAGGAATGCCTCCGCTAGATATGTCTGGAATGCAAACACCACCGATGAATGGTATGCCTGTAGACCCAATGGCTATGAATGGTATGCAACCACCAAATGGTATGCCTCCAATGATGGGAATGCAACCACAAGGACCGCCTCCCCCACAAGTTTTCCCGCCAAATTCATATGACAATGATGCTGTTCATGTATATGAGCATGAATTGTTTATGAAGTCTCAACAATATGAAGGACTGTCACCTTATGTAAAGTCAGTCTTTGAACAGCATCTAATGCTAACTAAACAGAAAGTGGTGCAATCACAAAATGTCGGACTTCAACAACCCGGAAATGCCGGACCTGATAATTCCTCCGTTCCAGCCAACGGACAGCCCCAGCCCGTCCCAGCATGAACCAGTAGATTATGCTGATTACTCTGATTTTACTCGTGGAGTTTTAAGTTCAATTCCCGAGGATGATCGTCCGATCGTTGCAAAGTATGTAAAAGATTGGGATGGGAATGTAACAAGGAAATTCCAGGAAATTCATTCTCAGTATCGTCCATATCTCGAACTGGGTGATATTGAGGATCTTAGATATTCACAGTACTACACATCCATGATGCAGAATGATCCTGCACAATTTATCCGCGAACTAACAACAGCCATGAGGGAAGTTGGAATGTCAACAGACGATCTTTTTGTAAATGATGAGCAATACGAACCACAACAGGGACAGCAAGAGCCACAGAACGATGCAATGTATCGTGAGTTAATGGCTAGACAAGAACAGTATGAATCAATGCTTGGAACTGTCTATCAACAGCAACAGCAATTTCAACAATCGCAGATTGAAGCTCAGCAAATTGCTCAACTTGACAGATTGATGCATGATATGCATACTCGGCACGGTGACTTTGACGATGACTGGTTTTTGCTTCAGCTAGAAAAAGGAGCAACTCCAGATCAAGCAATCAATGCTTACAAAGAACGGTTTGGCAGTCCTGAACGCAAACCAGCTCCAAGACTTTTGAATGGTAATGGCGCTGTAAGGCAGGACCAGGTTGATCCCTCTAGGTTAAGCGATTCGGATAGAAAAGCATATGCACTTGCTATCCTTCAAGCTAATACTCAATCCTAGGTAAAGGAACAATCAAATGCCAGCAACCCTAGCCACTGTTAATGGCATCCTCAAAGAAGTATATGAGGGTGGCGTTACCGATCAGTTGGATGAAAACGCAATTGCAATCAAGAGAATTGAAAAGTCCTCGGAAGGAATTTTCTCTACTCCTGGTGGTAAGTACGTTGTCTTTCCACTTCACACCCAGCGTAACTCTGGTATTAGTTACCGCGCAGAAAGCGCACAACTTGGTCCGGCAGGTCAGCAAGGATATGCACAAGCGCAAGAGCGTTTGAAGTATGGATATGGCCGAATCAAGATTACAGGCCCAACAATTGCTTTGGCAGATTCGAATCCCAAGTCTTTCATCAACGCACTTGATGGTGAAATGAATGGTCTGAAGAAGGATCTGACAAAGGACTGCAACAGAATCGCATGGGGCAACTCTGCGTCATTTGCTTCGTCTGGAAAGACTGGAGGCATTACGGTTCTGAGTGCTCCGAGTGCTGCAAGCACAACTGTTACTGCTCCAACACAATTGCTTCAAGTTGGTGAGTATATTGACATTACTGCTAGTGCTACAGGTGTCCCCACCGGACCTAACACTGGTAGAACAATTGTTTCTATTACTTCCCCAACAGCATTTGTTGTTGATGCTGTGGTAACAGCCTCTGCTGGTGATATCGTAGTGAGAAACGGTAACACTGACAATGAGCCTTATGGGTTGGCTCAGCTTGTTGATGATGCAGGAACACTTCATGGCATTAACTCTGGTACAGCTGGTAATGAATACTGGCGTTCCATTGATGATGGTGCCACTACTGCCCTGACTGAACTCGTCGTCATTAAGATGATGGACGATATTAAGCAGAAGAGCGGTGGAAAGCCAAGTGTTCTTTTTTCTTCACTCGGAGTACGCAGGACTTACTTTAACCTCCTCACATCTTTGCGCCGATACAATGAGCCAAAGCAATGGGATGGTGGTCTTGTTGGTCTTGCATTCATGTACGAAGGCGATTTGCCTTTCATTGCCGACCCCGATCAGCCTCCAAAGTCTTTGTACGCAGTACAAGAGTCGGAAGTAATGATCTACCGCGATAAGCCGTGGTACTGGGAAGATATTGACGGATCAGTTCTTAAGTACGTGCATGACTATGACGTATTCGAAGCATTGATGAAGCAGTATTGGCAGATTGTTACTCACAAGCGTGGCGCTCACGGTAGGTTTACAAACCTTACTGAGTCCTAACAATTGGTGCCAGGTAGTATCGGTGTTGCCACTTCTGATACTACCTGGCACTTTGTCATTTGGAGGCGATAATGGTTATTCTAGATGATGGTAAGAATTATCTAGATATGGGTGGAGTTTGGGTACAAGACGATGCTTTGCGTGTAGCCCAAGCTGTTAAAGATTACGATGACAATCTCGAAGTAATTTGTCTTGATCCTGACGATCCTAGGATCCAAATTACTTCTGCGCCATTTATGGTCATTCAACGGATGCAAAATGGTACATATCAAAAGGTCTTGGAAGCGTGGGAACTCGATGACCGTATATTGCAGAGAATTTGGGCTGCCGATCAGCAGAAGAACAACCAACTCGACACCATTGAAAAATGGGAAAAGGCAATCAAAGATGGTCAAGACAAGCGATATCAAGAACAGCTTGACGAAGCCAATGAGTTGTCTCTTGACATTCTCGCATCAAAGGCTTCTGGATATTCATTTAACAACAAGAGCGGTGATAAAGTCAAGCTACACGAGAATAACCCAATTCCTACGCTGAACGATGGAAAAAAGAGTTTCTCATGATACCAGGCCAGTACGATTTACAGTTGTATCGTGGAGATACATTCAAATGGACAGTTAAGCTATGGAAAGATGCTAAGCAAACTGATCCTACTAATCTTACTGGCGCCACTGTTAAGGCTGAGTATAGAGATAAAACTGGTGGAACTCCTGTAGTCTCTATTACTACTGCTTTAACTCTTCCAAATACAATTGATCTAACATTTCCTGCTGCGGCATGGGCAACTGCTCCACTTGCAGGTATTTGGGATTTGCAAGTTACAATGCCTGATGCAAGTGTGAACACTGTTCTAAGAGGAAATGTTCAAGTAATCGGTGACGTTACAGATTCGGTGTAGCAATGGATCAAATAACAGTAGCTACAGTTTTGGCGGAAGGTAAGACTACTGTAGTTAGTGTTCCACAACTTGTTTCTGTAATTAATGCGACTGGACCTGGCATTCCAGCTGTAATTTCAGTAGGTGTTCCACAAGGATTAAATGGAGCACCTGGACCACCAGGAGCTAATGGATCTAATGGAGCTAATGGTGCTCCAGGTCCGCAAGGACCACAAGGACCACAAGGTCCGCAGGGAATACAAGGCGCAGGAACTGATGAAGTTTATATAGGAACTGATGATCCTATTGGAACATTTCCTACAATGGAACTTTGGTATGATACTGACGAATTTACTACAATTGTACCAGTAACATTCTCAAGTGGACCAGAAATTAATCGCCCGCCTACAAGTTTTGCCAATGCAGGACTACGGTACTTTGCCACAGACACACAACGTGATTGGCTATGTGATGGTAATGGCTGGATTATTATGGCTGAGCCAGATCAACCTTATACACCAGCTTTGGTGAATGTATCTCTTGGTAGCGGCGGGTCGAACTCTGGTTCATATAAACGAGGGGATGGTTATTGTGATGTTTCAATAGTTGTAGGTTTAGGATCTACTTCTGCTGGAACTATCGGAACTGGCCCTACTTTTAGTTTGCCTTTTCCAGCACATGCTATTGAAAATCTAAAAATTCTTGGGACATTTTCATTCTATGACGCAACTGGCCCTGTGTTTTCACTTGATCCATTAGCTGTAACAGCTAATGTTATTGAACCTAGATATCGTTCTATAGTTTCTAGTGGTGCGGTTGCACTTGGTCAGATCAGTAATACATACCCAGTAGCTATTGGTACAGGAGATACTTACTTTGCAAAACTTCGTTATCGTTTAGCATCGAGGTATTCGTGATGGGAGTCTTAAAAGCACGAGTCGGTAGTTCTTGGCAAGCAATAGGTACTGGTGTTGGAGAAGTATTTGTTGGACCTAATGATCCAGGAACAAATGTAGGAATTGAACTGTGGTACGATAGTGATGATAACTCTGTAATCTCACCTTCTACAGTTGGTTTAGAAGCAAATAGACCTCCAGCTACCCCAGCTAATGCTGGTCTACATTATTTTGCTACAGACACTCTTAATGATTGGCTGTGCACTGGAACTACATGGATTACTAATACTCCAACACCTTGGGTTGCACCAACACTCTTAAATGGTTGGGTTAATTATGGTGGTGGATTTCAAGTTGTTCAGTATCGTCTACGTGGAGATATGGTAGATTTACGTGGGATGATTAAAAGTGGTACATTTCCAGCTGTTGTATGTACTCTCCCTGTAGGATTTCGACCAACTCTGTATCAAATGGTTGCTGTAGCAAGTAGTGGAATAGCAGGTACGTTACAAATCAATGTTGATGGAGGAATTCAAATACTTACGGGTGCAGCAACATACATGAATCTTACCTGTAGCTATCCAATAGGATGATATAATGGGAGTACTTAAAGCTAACGTTGGAGGTTTATGGGTGCCAGTTGGTGGTCCTGCTCCTCCACCAGCTAGTTTGTCATATAGTAAATATTATGCCCCACCATCAAACATAGCAGCTAATGCTGGCGGTGGCTATACTGATTGGTTAACATTAGATGCAGCTGTACCTGTTCCTGTATGGGCTACTAAATTTTCATATCGAGTTGCAGCATCCTACCTAATGTATCAAACAGCAGGCGCTGATATTTATGGTGTCCGTCTTTGTTTAGGTGCGGCTCAAGGTTTAACTTTTAACTTTGATGATTGTAGCAAAGCCCACTTTGATATCAATTTTCTTGGTGAAATAGCAGTCATTGCTCCTGGAACAAATCAAGCATTAAAGATACAAGCTAATCGTGTAGCTGGAACTGGTACATGGGTTGCTGGTAACTTTGGATCAACTATTGGCGTCACTATAGATTGGTACGCATAATGAACGTAACAACTCTAACTCGCAAGGTTCGTCGGCTTTTTGGTGATACGGAAGCTGAAATCATTATCACACAGCAAGATATCTTTGATTGGATTGATGAAGCTCAACTGCAAATCACTAGAAAAACACACTGTCTCTCAAAGAGCGCTGAATCTACAGCTGATCTCTTTCCTTTGAATCTTCCACTTGATTGGATTATGACTAAGAGGCTGGTGTATGGAAACACAATCTTGAAGTTTGTGGAAATTGATGATCTAGATGGACTTAGCTATGATGCTACAGTTCCTACAGATACACCAACTGTGTACTATAACTTCAATAAACAACTCAATCTGTACCCTAACAAGGGTACAAATGATACTACTAAAGTGAAGCATGATTACATCTGTGCTCCTACATCAATAACTTCGGTTAGTGTTCCTCTGGATGTTCCCATTTCCTACCATGAGGACATTACACGTTACTGCATTATGCGAGCACATGAGCGTAATGAGAACTACAAAGCCCAACAGATTAGCTCTGATACTCTTGAAGCTTACGCTGGAGAGAGACAACAAGAAGCTAACAACCCAAATGAAGAAAACTACGTTGTTCGTGATGATCCCGGTGAGAATGAAGTGTTCTCTGCCTATACCTACTAAGGTTTAAAATGGCTGTTTTTGGAGAAGAAACAGAGGTACTACCTATCTTTGGTGGGCTTGGCATAACAGATAGACCTACTGATACTCTTTGTCCTCAGCTTACAAACCTATTCATGAGTGCTGAGAAAGAATACAGAATCCGTGAGGATTTCGTTCTTATCCAGCGGACCACGAAAACGCCTGTGAATATTGGGATTGCTAATCCAATCCCTAGAACTGTCTTTGAGAATAACATGGAAGTGTTCACAGCTGTAGGTACTGAAACTGCTGATACTCCAACGATCCTACAGTTCTTTGATGATGGAACTACAAGAGATTGTAAATGGCTAAACTGTAACGCAATCACTCCAACATCTGTAATTCAAACTCTCCCTGCTGGATATGGAGTTAAATCTTTCTGTCAGTACAAGGATCGTTACTACGCTAGTAATGGTACTTTAACTGGTAAAATCTTCAGAATTCAGAACTTCACAACTGCAGGTGGAGCTTTAACTTGCACTGATCTGAATACAATTGATAAGGGTGTAGATATCTTGCTCACCTTTCGTTCTCGTGTGTTTGGGATCAAAAAGAATCGAATCTACTACACTGATCTTCCCGTCATTGCAGGTTATCCGGAGGTTTGGAATAAAGACATCAATGTCATTGAAATTCCATCTGTTGACTTTGATGTTACAGTACATAATGCTTTTGTCTTTAAAGACAAGATTTATATGTTTACGGATAAGGGCATTTATGTTCTTTCAGTGAATGGTGCTCCTGTAAACTGGAGTATCCAACCTGTAAGTCAAAACTTTCCTGTCTATGACAGGGATTCTGTGTGCCTCAACAAAAACATCATCTTTCTGACAGATCAACAGAACGTAACGATGTTTGATGGTTCACAGTTCAAGATCATTTCCAACAACATTCGATCTGTCTTTCACAACAACACATCTCTTTACTGCTGGTTCAGTCTCTATCCCTTTGAGGATGGAGTTCTTCTAGCTAGAAATAGCTTTAGTGCTCCCTCAGGAATTTACACTCGAAGTTCTAACACTAATGCCAATAAGAAAGTACTCTACTTCAATACACTTGTCTGGACTGAGATAGAGTTTGGTGATAGTTACTGGTCTACGATCAAAGCTGGTCGTAGTTTACTCCCCTATAGAGGAAAGATTGCTAGTAGTTGGGTTTGTGGAGAAACTAGTGCTACGGATCAGTCTGTTTATTTCTATGATGGAGGGCAATGGCAAGGAGATTGTGCTAATAGCACAGATCATTTTGCGGGAGCTAGATCAAAAAAGCCAGTGACTTTGGAAACACCTGTACCTTTTCTTAAAACTAGGTCCTTTAAGAAGTTCAAGTTCGTATATATCTACGGATACTTGAATGATAAAAACACAGGTGCTACTCTACGCTTCAATAACGAAATAATCACCCCTGTAGAAAAAGGAAAGTCCATTTTTAAGGTGCCTATTTACTCTACAGATGGTTCTCAATTTAAGGGGTTACCTGCTACTCCCTTGTTGATTACTGGTGTTATTGACTCCAATCTAAATGGAAAGACCAATGATCCACCCTTTCTTATCATGGGAGTAGATTTGATCTACAATCAGGATAATCGTGGCAGAGATGGTATGGGGCTATGAGTAATTTTGATAAGCCAGAGGAAGTTGCCCTTAATCCCATTCAACCTGTCTCAGATGACTTCTCTACAGATGGTTATTTGAGTGAATTTGCAAAGGTAGACCATCAACATCCTCTTTCTGAAAGCTTAAGGTCTGCAATTTTCAATGCTGGTGTTGGTACATACGTCAGAAAAACTGGCGATACCATGACTGGCAACTTAACTCTTAGTGGTGCCTCACTATTAATATCAACTGGTGGCGCTGTATATCTCAATTATCCAACCAATACTAACTTAATCTATACAATTAATGCTCCTGGAGGACAACCTTACCATACAGGAATTAGAATACAAACTACAGATGGTTTCTCTGTTTATAATAATGTGCAGGGTGCTGATGTAATGGGTTACCGGGGAGTTGCCGGAACTTATTATGCTTGGTTTAATAGTAAGGTACTCGTAGGATCTGTTCCTAATGATCCTTTAGCTTACCAAACTTTAAATGTTAATGGGCACATTAGCATGTATTCTACATATGGAATTGGGTGGTCGTCCTATTACAATGCGGCTGCAATTTGGATGCAAGATACATCTTGGGTAAGAGTTACACCTAATCTTTATTCCTCTGGGATTATTGGCGGAAATGGTGGTATTTCTGCTGGCGGCGCTGGTGGTTCAATGGCTGGTTATACAGGGATTTATTGCCCAGGAACTGCACTTTTCTCTACAACTTACTTTAACGGCCATGTTTACGGACAAGGCATTATGTTTCAAAGCAATAGAACTGGAACATTGGCTTGGGGTGACTCTGATTTCTTTGCAAACCCTGGGGCAACAAGAGCACAATATTGTTTCCATCCTGGTGGAGTAGCTGGTAACGTGCGTATGGATCAATCCTTCGCTTCTTATATGTTCGTGGATACAGCCGGTACTGGTTATTATTCATGTTCTGCATCAGCATTTGCTGTAGGTTCTCAGAGAAAATTGAAACAAGATATTGCAGATTGGCCGCCAAAACCTGGTAAAGGTTTGAGTGCTGATGAGCAACCCATTAAAGCTATGGATTTAGTTCGTGAGTTGAATATTGTATCCTACAAACTCAAAGAACAAAGTTACATGGCTCAAACCTACAAGACTGAACGTAGAAATCAAGCATGGGCTAGACTTAATAAGTACAGAGAGAATAGAGGAATAGAACCTTATGAATTAGAGATTCATACCTGTGATGATCCTATCTGTGATGGAACTCTTGAAAGTCCATGTGGATGGAGAAAGAATTGGCAACAAGATACTTTAGGTTTGATTGTAGAAGATACGATTGGGATTGCCCCTGAAATAGTGCAGTTCAATAAAGAAGGAGAGCCTGGATTTATTGACGTTCATTCTCATGTTTCTCTACTTCATGCCGCAATCAAAGAACTAGAAGAACGAATTTATTTCCTGGAGAGGATCAACTAATGGCACAAATGACAATTCAAATTCCAGATAATCAGTTGGATAGGGTTTTGGAGGCACTCTGTGCAAATTTGCCAAACATTGACAATTTTTCATCTGGAGTAACACCTACCCCAGCTTTGGCAAAACAAGTCGTTCTTAATATGATTAAGGAACGAGTGAAGATGTATGAAGAAGCAAAACAAGCTAAGACAATTCCACCCATTGACGTATCAAATATCATAAGTTAGGAACACATGGACCAGCCATTAGAGATTGACCCCAATCAGCTTCTTGAAGCCATTAATGCAGAATTCCCAAAGGAATTCATGATTTGTGCTCAGAGACTTCACATCAAGAAACTAACTGAAAAACTTGAAGATGCCGAGAAATTCAATGAGGTAGTAAAGGAGCCTGATGCCTGATATGCTGGGTAAGAGATCAAACACAGATCGTTATACACGAGGAAATAATGTGTATAATGGTACTGGAGCTTCGCCCAATCCTATGGGTAATAACCAAAACAATTTGACACCGCTACAGGCTGCTGCTAAATTGCAGCGTAAGCGCAGGGCTGCTATTATGAACCCTGGTCCGATGAAGCCTAAAGCACCAATTAAAAACTCTAATTCACTGTTAACCGACCGAGGAGGGTTGTATACCTAATGCCTGAAATGCTTTATCCTGGACTTACAATTGCCCCAGATGCAGGGCCACCGCCCCAAATTGCACAGGGTAGAAATGCACCAATTGGTGCCTTGGCTAGTGATGCAGGTGTTAATGCTGCATATCAAGCATTGATGCAAGCAATTAACAATGCTGATATGGACAGAGGAAATTTCCAACGTCAACTCACAGACAAACTTACGCAATCAAAGCAAGATCGTGCAAAGGCTTTGATGATGGGTAATCAAGGTCTTGCTGATCGCGGTATCTTGAATAGTGGTGCAGCTTTGCAGCAACAGCAAGATATTGGAACTCAATGGGATCAATACGATACAGGACTTCGTGACTTTACTGATAGTCAACTCACTGGAATTGATCGTGGTATTACTGGTCTTGAAGGTGGTTATCAAACAGCTCAATTGGATGCATCAGGAAGATGGACTGCTGGACAAGCTGCTGCTGCTGATGCAGCAATTAAGCATCAACAGAGTTTGGATGCAATCAATGCTCAAACTGCTCAATTGATGTCAATTATTCAGCCTCAACTTGATCCTCAAATGGCTGCGGCAGCTTCTGCTCCTCAACAGTCATATTCATCACCAATGTATAATCCACAAGCACAAGCTGCGGCAAAGCCAAAGGTTGCAATTAAGCAAACAACTCCTTCTGGAACAACTGGACATTTGGTTCAGGCTAGAATTTCTGGACCACAGTAATGCCTGGCCTACCTGGAAAACTAGCAAACCCACCTGACTTAACTAAACAAATAGCACAGGCTAATGCTAGAGATACTATGGCAGGTAAAGCAGCTGATTTGAATAGAAATATTGGTGGTACTAGCCAGAGAACAATTATTCAACCTCCAAAGGCAAGTGGCTTTGGCAAGTTGAGTGATCTTTCTGGTGGACGTATGCCCATGCCAGATGCAACATCAGGTTTGCAAAATGCGGTTCATATTCATTTGCATACTCCAACTGAATCCGGTACTGACTTTTCAAAAATTGCTAAGTTAGTAAATAAGAGGAGAGGCAGGAAATAATGCCTGGAAAACCAGTAGGCCCGCGTATGGATGCAGGTGGAAATCGAAATCAAAATAAGAAGATTGTTCAAGCTAATGTACAAGATCGAGCTTGGACAGAAACTGGCAAGAAAATGGCTCCAACTGCTAAGCAGATGCATCCTATTCAAAGGGGTACAGGTGGTAAAAAGCCTGCACGAAAGACAAAGCCATTTTGGACTGGTCCAAAGAATGGTGGGTATGAAGATGAATACCCTGCATTTCCTGGTGCTCGTTTTCCATTGTCTGATGTTCCACGAACAGATAGTGTAAGATCAAGAGCTTATACTACTAGAAGTAAAGCTAAGGCACCTACAGGAATTATGGGCGGTATCAAGAAGGTTTCTGATGCTGTTGGTCTAACTGACAACAAGAATACTGACTGGGCACAAATCGCTAGAACAAAGAGATTGAAGGGTAAAGGTGGCTGATTATGCCAAAGAAACCATATGGCCCTGTTCTTGGTGGTGGCGAAAGAGTTTATGAAGCAGACATCATCAAGAATGCTACAAAGGTAAAAGCACCACCTAAAATTCTTATTCCCCCTGCTCTAGGAACTACTTCACGTGCATATGCAAATGCTAAAGGCGTGCAAGCTGGCTTGAATGTTCCTAATTCTTCTAATGCAACTACTCCTGGAAGTGGTTTAGCTGGAGCCGCTGCTATTAAATTAAGTGGTGGTGGAGGAGGTGGGGGAGGTGGTGGCGCTGTAGCTGCTGTAGATCCTTTAGCTGGGTATACTCCTGATACTGCTGATTTAAGTAAGAACCCCATTCCTGGTTATTATGACCAACTCCTTGCGTATGTAAAAGAGAATGCAGATGCTCGTCCTGCAATCTTTCAACAGTATTCTGACAAATTCAAAGTGAATCATGATGCATCTGACAAGCAATTGTATGATGCGTACCTTGGTTCTCGAACTGAACAGGATGCTCAGGCTACAGCTTTTGGAGTTGATCCAGCTGTAGTTGCACAAGCTAGAGATTTAGCTATGCGAAGAAGTCAAGAGAATTCAGATCAAACTCTTGCAGATAATCAAGCATGGTTGCTTAAGGCTGGACTTCTTTCGCAACAAGAAGCACAAGCTAGAGGTACTCAATTTGCTGCGGATAAAGCCACTAAGTCTGGAGAATGGGCTCAACTTGAAGAAGAAAGAGTTGCTCAACTTAATCTTCTAAAGCTTCAAGCATTGGTAGATCAAATCAATGCTAAGAAAAGTTCAGGTGGAGGTGGTGGTGGAGGTAGACGTGGTGGAGGAGGAAGTTCTAAAGGTTTAAGTACAGCAGTTACTGAAACTATGACTTCTGACAACCCTGAGATGGATTTGGCTATTGCAGATTTAAAGAGAACTAATCCTGCTTTGGCTGCAATTGCTGAAAGAACTCTCAACCTAAATGGTCGTGGAGATACAGTTAAGGCTGCACAAGAAGAATATGATCGGCAAGTTCAAACTGCTAATAAAAAGGCTGGACCTATTGGTGGCAGTAATGCCATAAGTTTCTTTACTAAAGCTATGAATAATGTCAAGACTAATACAGCAGCAACTAAAGCTAAAGTTCAACTCCCCACAGTGTATGCACCGCTCATCAATTTTGCTAAGACATTTAGCCATACAGGAAGTTATCCTGGGTCGAAGGTGACTCAAACTACTAAGGGTAAAACATGACATTAGCAGAGGACAAAAGACTAAGGTTTGTTGCCAACTTTAATGCAGCTATTGGCGATAAAGCTGGACGTCCTATGACCTATGTTAGTGATAGGCAATTGGCTAACATTATCAGTGAAAAAGATCGACAGAAATATTCCCTACAGCTGGGTAAGAAGTTAAAGGAAACTTCAACAAAGGCTAAGGCAGCAAAACCAACAAAGGTAGTCCCTGGACCTACATCTGCTGCAGATATTCAAAAGATTCTGCATGGAGATAAGGGAGGAGCACAAAAACTCTCTGGTGGTATTACTCTTGGAGGTTCCCCTAAAGCGCAAGGCCCAGAAGAACAACCTGGAGATAAAAGTCTCTTGAAGTCACTCTGGCATAAGATTGATACATCAACTGATAATATCACCGATGTAGCTAAAATACCTCTCCATCTAGGTGGGGATGCTATTATGCGAGTTTCTGATTTAATGGCTCGTCCTGATTATGCTGCTGCTGAGGCAATGAGGCGTGGATTAGAAGCCGTTAATCATGGTCAAAATCTCTGGGATATTGCTGATGATGTTGGTGAAGGTGCTGTAGGTGGTATTACTGGCAAAAAGAAAAGTGGTTGGGGACAAGTAGCTGAGGAAAATCTAAAGCCTGGGCTTAAGAGAACTGGTCTTAGTGAGGCTTTGTTTGGAAAAGCTGATAACATTCAGGTGCGTAATGGACCTGATGGTAAACCCCAAATAATTCATCAAGGTGATCCTGAATGGGATCATGGAGTCTATAAGTGGGAAAATCGAGTTAGAGGTTTAGGTGGAGATATACTTCTATCGCCTACTTCTCATGGTAGTGCCAAGGTTGGAACTACTGTAGCAAGAGATATAGCTGAAGAAGGTGGTAGATCATTAGCTAAAGGAATAGCTAAGGGCGCAGTAGCCACTGGAAAAGATGCTTTCAAAGCAGAGGCTAAAAATGCTGTTAAGAAGGTTATGTCTGAGAAAGGTATTGCAGATACACACAGATTAAGAAGTGGAAGTTCTGTTACTCAACCTCTTTCAGATCATTTAGCTGATATTGCTGGCGAACAAATTGACAAGATGACCCATGAGCTTCATAACGGTAAGTTGATTGGTGCTGGGCCAAATGAGATGGATGTTGTAGCAAGAACAGTTGCTGAGGCTCATCGTGCTGATATGGTTTCGCGAGTTCAAACATCTGCAAGAAGATATGCTGAACAACTTGCAAATGGTAAGAAATATTCAGCAGCTGAGCTAAAAAGAATTCGTGAGCGAAATCCTCTATTTGGTAGATGGTTAGATGCGGCAGAGGAAGTAGTTAAGGAAGGTGACGTAAAGGGGCCAGAGGCTATTTTTGATGCTGCTCATCAGCGTTTCCTAAAGCAACTTGATCCTGAGATTCGTGACATCTATGAACTAACTAAAAGCAAAATGGATGATGCTTTAATGAAGGTGCCTACAGTTGAGTTTATGGGAAAGAAAATGTATATCCCATCATTGAATAAGTTGACGCCTCATATTAAAAAGATACCAGGAATGGAAGAAGTTAGTTCCGCTGTTAATAAAGCTCTCCGTTATACTTCGCATTTTCCAGGAGATACATCTCATATTGTCCAGAAGCGCAGAGTTTCTGAAATGCAACAGTTGGATGAGTATGGTAAAGAACTAGAATCTTTGTTTACTGGTACTACACCTGAGCAGCGGAAAGCTATCCATGTTGCTATTGAAGATGGAACTGAACTTACAGGTGTAGAAGGCATGATTCAGAAAGAAGTCAAGCGTCGCTACAAAGAGATATATGATACAGAAGTAGGACGTGGAGTTAGATCATCTGCAGAAACTCCTGAGGCTGAGAACTATGTCTATAACTATCTAAACACACTTGGTCGTACAGCCACGGATTTGGAAAACAAATGGCGTGGACCAAAAAAACTACACGTTAGGCACAATGGAAACCTAGGTGAATTTACTTCAGCCTTAGCTAAGAAGAAGCATTGGAGTCCTGAAACAGATGCAGGTAGAGCTTTACTTAAGCGTAAAGCTAAGTCAATCAGAAAACTATCTAAGGTAGATTTCAAGAGTGATTTGGCTACTCAATTTGGCATCCGTTCCTTTATCACACCAAAGGCTGCTCATGAAGCAGGAATGCACCAGCTTGATCCGAAAGATTTTGCTCATCTCTACAAGGATTTAAAGCCTGGTGAGAGGTTGTATTTGGACAAGAACTTACATGAAGTTTACCAGAACTACCTTGGAATGATGGATAGTAGTCTGAGTAAGAATATCTTCCTTAAGTCCATTGTCAGTACAACCAAGGCTTTTAAACTTCTCAACACTATCACCTTCCCTGCTTACCACGTCAAGAACTTTCTCTCTGACATTATGATGAGTTCAATGGATGGAGTTACGCCTAATAAATATGGGGAAATCGTAAATGCATTCATTCATAAGAATACAGCCAAACTGACTGTAGGTGGAGAGAGAATTCCATTTAGTAAGATTCATCGTTCGTATCTAGATAATGCTGCTGGCGGCTACTTCAATACAGAATTGAACTATGCTAAGACAGGGCATATTCTTGAACAGAGACCAGGTGAAATTGCTAGGACTGCTGGTAATGTTGTAGCTCAGGCAGGTGAAAAGCGAGAGAATTTTGGTAGGTTGACTCATTACTGGCACGCTCTTGATGAGGAATATGGCTTTCAATTAAAGAAAGGTGTTCCTAAGGAACAGGCGTGGAAGAATGCAGAGAAGTCGGCTACAGAACGAGTAAACAAATATCTGTTCGATTACAACGCTCTGACTCCTACAGAAAAGAAGATTCGAGCCTACGGAATTCCATTCTATACATTCGCTCGTAAAGCTGCACCTATGCTTACAGAAGCAATGTTGATGCATCCTAAGCACTTTGTCATGCCTTTTAAATTACAGAAGGCTTTAGCTCCAACTGATGAATTCCAACAGGATAAACTTCCATCATGGGCAAGAGAATTGGGATACAGTGAGGTAGACCCTGAAAGGCATATTGGTTTTACCAATCAATTAACACCATCAGGCATGTTGCAGAATATGTTCTCCAAGCCTATGGCACAAGTTAATCCACTCATTCAAGGTGGCTTTGAGCTTAACTCAGGTAAGGATACCTATTCAGGTAAGCCTGTGAACAATATCGGAGACTTCCTTAAGAATAAGATGCGAGGAGTCTCAACGTATCGTTCTATTGAGTCTGATAGGAAGCCTACTCTTGAAAAGTGGGCTAACCTCTTTGGTATTCCGATTACTCAGATCACTCCACTTAGGCAAGGTCAGAGACTAGGGGAATTGGAACAGGAAGTAACAGATAGATCAACTAAACTTAATAAAGCTCTTGACGATCAAGGTTTGAAAGTAAGAGTTACTAATGGTAAAGTCTATCTTGTCCAACCTAAGTCTCCAACATCCTATGAGGTTGCTCACAACATACCTCCACGTTATCCTAAGAGGGACAAGGAAGAAATACTTGGAACTTACGACTCATTTGTAGAGATTGAGAAATTACTCAAATGAGAACTACCACTATCCCCCGTTATCAGGTTAGGGTATAATGGCGCTATGCGTATGGACTCGGGCTTCTTTTGTCAGGACAACAGTATTCCCACGAATATCTTCTTCCCAAAGAGTTACACAGTAGAAGAATCAGCTGAAGCGATTAACTATTGTAATTTATGCGATCGCAACCAGGATTGCCTCAAAATAGCCCTAGCATTTAAACTAAACGAGGGGATATTTGGTGGGTTAAGGCCCCAAGATAGAGACCGTTTATTGGTTACAGAAGCTTCCCGGGCAGCGCGAGCTTTTGTTTCACAGCGAAATACATTGCGTGAGCAGCAGCGTCTTGAAAATGAGTCCCAGGCTTCCCTTTCACGTAATTCATATTCGCAAAGCCATACCCCATTGGTTTTATCGTGGGCTGTTGAAGAACAACCTTCTTCCCGATCAGGGCCGCTAGAGTTTGAATTGATCCTATGATCTTTGGAGTTTCCATAGGACTCCAATCAAAGCTTCCACTCTTGGCTTTTCCAGGTCTAACCTTAAAATCCTCTACAATGATGTAATCTGCTGCATCAAGCAAGTCCTTATACTCAATAGCAGTCAAATCCATTGAAACGCCCGCATGGTCAATGCGGGCTTTTTTCGTTTCTGGGTCAATGAGAATTACGGCCAGTCCTGTAGTCTTTCCTGGGTCTATCCCTAGTATATTTATCACCTAGGATTCCTCAAAGCTTCAAAATCACGAAGATGGTCACCAATCTCCATATACAAGGCTTTAAGTCCTGGTATTGTCAGAGTAAATTTGGGAAATTCCATACCATCTTCATAAACACAAATGATGGTATGGTCCTCATCCTTAGCATAGGTGAATTTCCCATCTATCATAATTTTACCTACGTTGATGATGTTGAGCTTCTTTTTCATGAGAGCCTTTTCGCTTCGGTTGAGAATCGCAATCCAAACATTTCTACAGTCCAATCACTAAGTAGGCTTTGGGCTTCATCTAATTGATTTTCTATACTACGCTTACTAGGATCGAGATTGAGCCAGACCGCATCATGAACTTGGTTTCGCATATCAAAGTTATGCTCTCGAAGTTTGAGCATTCCGACTTTAACGATTTGGAAAGAGCCTCCTTGGATACAAGCAGACCATGCAATGTGATATTGCGAACTATGTTGGAAATGTCGGTATCGTCCATGCCACATCTTTACCTTTCCACCTTGATTCATACAGACTAATGCTGCTTCTTTGGACTTACGATACATATCAGAATAAGTACGACGAAAATCCGCAACAATAGATTGAGCTTGCTCCACAGGAATACCCATAGTGTCAGCGAGAGTATCAGCCCCACTACCATAAGCAAGAGCGAAGTTAATAGTTTTACCTTCTTGCCGTGGGACGCCCAAAGACGAAGCGGTAAGTTGGTGAATATCTCCCTCTTGCTGAAAAATTTCAAGGGCATTTTGTTGTTTGCCATAAACAGCACCTAATCGAAACTCCAGGGTTTTATAGTCAAGCTCCCATAATTCACAACCATCTTCGGGTTGGAAGAATCCCTTGATATCCGAATCTCTAGGAATCTGTTGCATGTTTGGATCAGCACATGATAATCTGCCAGTGACTGTTCCATGTTGCTTAAATTCAGGATGGAATCTACCATGTGGAGCTAACCTTAAGTATGGTCTGTAGTAGGAAGTGAGTCGCTTTTGTTGTTGCTTGAATCCACGGAATTCTTTACACCAAGGGTGATCTGTTCGTTCCAAAAACTTAGTATTGATTTGAGGTTTCTTTGTAATCTTTGTGAAGCTAAGAGGCGTGAGTCCGAGGGTTCCGAACACGTATTCTTCCAGTAAAGACTTCTTTCCAGGGTCAAACCCCAGTTTCTTAACGTAGTCATTACACCATTCCTCTGTTTCTTTAAGACTTACTTTCACCTTCTCTTTGTCGACTCTAATTCCCTTAACTTCCATTTCCTTAAGGAGATACATGAAATCACGATCTGTAGCCTTCCACAAATTCTCGTATTCGTCAAATTTGTTCAACAAGTAGTAGAACAGATTCCAGGTAACGATAGCGTCCTGTTCGGAGTATTTACCCATAATCTTGACAGGTACATGTTCCCATTTGTAAGCATCCATAGCCTTAGCTAGCTTGGTATCTTTGTGAATTCCAAGGTACTTAGATACCAAGTAGTCAAGGCTGTAGTTAAACTCATTCTCATCTATCAAATGAGCCATAACTAAGGTACAAAATACCTGATCTGCAGGAAGCACTATCTTCATCTGTTCAAGTACGTCAACGTCCCATTTAGCGTTATGAAACACTAGCGGTACGTTTGGAAGATTGTCGAAGAACCCAGTTATATCCACACCTGTAGGTTCTTCTGCTCCCCATTCATAATGTTCTACAGGAATGTAGAATGTATCTCTATCAATGCATAATGAGAAGCCCATGCAGTACCGTTCTTCACGAACAATCCAGTCCTTGTTCGTTTCAGTATCAATTACGATTGGATTCTTAGTTGAAGTTAAGCGCAATCGTACCTGATTTAACTGGTTCTGGTCCATTACTATCACTTGTCACCTCCTTTGTAGTTGCTACTACTTCATATGTCAAGCTAGTGGTTCTATTGAGATTGATTGTACGCTTCTCAGCAAATCTAGCCTTAAGCAAATCCAGTTCCAATCCAGTTCTGCCTTCTTCATGCCAGAGAGACGCAACAGTTTCACTATTTTTTGCAAAGATGAATGAGCCGTACAAATCTCCAAGCTTCCGTGGTTTTTTGTTTGTATCGCTAGCTTTACGGTTGTGGTGTACTGCAATGATTCCAATGTTATAGACCTTTCTTATCTTTTTCATCCACTTCATGATGGTTCTTGACTCAGTTTCATTCAGATCGTCTGTCGCTAGTTCCGATATGGAATCTATGATTAGAACATCTGGATTGATCTTTGCTAGAGTCTTTTCAAACCCTTGCAAGTTAGAATCTATGTCAGGTGATATGATATACATATTCTGATTCCATAGACCCTGTTGCTTGAACACTTGGGCTTGATGTTGGAAGATATACTTCAACTCGACTACATCCATCTCCAGGGAAAGATAAGCAACCACGTATGGTCTTAATAATTCCAAACCCAATATGGGTAACCCTACAGATAAACGGTACGCCCAATCAAATGTAAGCTGTGTTTTACCTACACCTGGTTGCCCTGACACTATGAACATTCCCGACGTATGAAGCAAGTTTGGAATAACCCAACTTAAATCAGCCGTGTGAGTTAAAATGTCATTTGGGGAGTAGACGGAAATATAGCTTGCTCGTTCAACTTTGAATAAGGCAATAGAAGCTATTTCAGATAACCGTCTTAGTTGATCCTCTCGACCTACAAACTTCTTGATTCTAGCATCTATGACATAGAGACAACTTACTATCTCTAAACCACTTAATCCTGCTTCTGCAAGATAGTAGCCTGTAGCCATTAGAAACTCTGAACGATGAGGATGTTTAACAACCTCAAGATTTACTTTGCTTTGTAGGGATGGATCGAGTTTAATTGCACTTACTGGTAACAAGCCTTCATAAGTATAAGTATCTACAGGCTTTGCTATATTAGGTGCCGGATCAAAAGCACTAGGCTGATGTAAGCCTTCTTGATGTTTGATAGACTTTACAGGTACGTTGTGCTTGTAGTTGATTGTGTTTGGTGGTCTTAAAACTTGGGTAGAATCCCACCCACTGGAGTCCGCTTCTAAGTAGTATGTGATGCGTCGATTTATGTCCTCTAATGAGTCCACAGACAGCGCGTCCATCTGCCAGAAACAATGTAAATGCGTGGAAGTGCTGGTTTGAATAATGGCGTCTGGTTCTGGTAACTTTTGCCAATTGATGTCCTCTTTCCCATCGAATTCAATCCACACGACATTTGAATGTGATATCGAGTCCTTACTTACCTTCTTCTCTTTATAGAGAACAGGTCCTAAGTAAACATCACTTTCCAGACTCTCTGTTATGATCCAATCAACTAGCTCAGCTTTTTCAATAGGCCAACCGAACCACTGTTGCCTCCATTCTTGGGACGATTTCTTAATGGGCGCATAGACATAACCTAAATCCTCTTTGAACAGAAAATCTAGATGCCTAATTAGATCTGTCATGGCATCTCCCGAATTGCAAAGAAAAGGGGGAGAGAGCCGTTAGACCCTCTCCCCCTTTTAGTTAGCTGGTTGCTTCGAAAACGTTTACAACGTTTTGCATCTTATCAGGATCATCGCTACGAGGTTGTGTCGTAATATGTCCGATGACCTTTCGTCCAACCAAATCCTTTGGATCAAGCTGAACACTACCTGATAGAGGCGAGTCGTAAACGGCCTCAAGGAATTCACGGAGGAAAGCCATTGAAAGATCATTCTCCTTGTCAAGGTAGAAATACTTCCAAATGTTCTTCTTCTCATCCTCGACGAGCTTCATTGTGATCTTCAGAGAAGGCTTCTTACCTTCCTTCTTTGAAGGATTCACTTCTGCGTCAGCGATAATCAGAAGATACTCCCCGTCATCTACCGGGGAATACATTTCCTCCAGAATATCTGCACTTGACTTCTCAGCGTCACCGCTGAAATCAAGGTCAATCATTACTTGCTCCTTTGTTTGTTGTTAGATTAGGAAAATTTCGTTGAAGTTTGGGTTCTTGATTGAGGTTTCCTGTATGTCTAGTCTATTCTTTGCCTCTATATTCTGGTATGGGTTGACGGTGAGTTTCCTCACCCTTTCTCCCTTGATGTTAGTTTCAACTTCAAGGAAGGCTGCTATGTTTATCAAACCCATGATACTCTTTTTTAAGGTTGGTGTAATGTCAGGAGTAATCCTGATTATGTTACCTTCCTTGTCAGTATCAATTCGCTCATGGGCAATGATAATCACATGGATGTTTGCTTTCTGTAGGAACATGAATAACTCATCAATCTTATTGGTAGAGATTCTATAGTCTCCCCAAAGAGGTAGATAAGGGTCACGCTTAAACACTCCAGGCTTTCCAGGTGTTTGAGCATCTTTCCTAAGATCGCTTTGAATTTGATCGTCTTGTGCTCTACCAATCGTATCTAGCACGATTGTTTCATAAGCCTTCTTGCGAACGACTTCTCGACAAAACTCAAAGATTTCATCGAAACTAGTTGGCACAAAAAGATCAGTGTTTTGTAGTTCTGGGATTCGTCGGAATGTCTCGGCACTTCTTTCAGTATCTATCCATACGGGATTAGGTGCTGCGGCTGCAAATCTTGTTTTACCCGCACCATAACGTCCGTATAGAAGAAGCTTGATGTAATACTCAGTGTCCTTGATCTGTTGAACTCGGTCCAAAAGGCCCATCTTTTTCTCCATAGGTTAGGTATACTTCATGGACATAACATCTACCACGCGCACCAACATATTCACTAGTTCGATGATAGCCTTGTTCATCTACGATAGATAACTCCAATGTGGAGTCATCATCATAGGTCAGTAAAACTGATTTCAAATTTCGGGTTGTCATCGGTGTGTTGACCACTCTTTTGTGGGGTCGATTGAAGTCCAATGTCACGTTCATTTTTTACCTTTGTCCTAAAGTGTAGGGATTTAACCTTTTCCACATTTATACCACGCGTTTCCGCATGACATAGCTCGAAGAATTGGCAGTTGGGACAAGTAGGACTATAGTTCTTTAGAGCCGGTGTGTCAAGTATCCTGTCAATTTTATTTAGGATATTTTCCTTGATTACCGAAAGACCTACAGGTGTGTGACGATACCTATGCAAAGCAAACAAGCTACTTGGTGGAGGCTGTGTCTTTCCTTTGTGTAGATATGAGTTAAGGAAACTGACCTCTACATCATAGATATTCAATGATACTGCGTAGTGGCCTAGTTGATCGTCCAACATTACTGATTGACTAGAGTGAGTTCTTACATTTGCTCCAGTCTTATGATCTCTGATCCTGATGTTACCTGCACTATCTCGATAAAGAAGATCAATGATCCCATGAAGAATAACTGTGTGTCCATGTGGAGTTGTTACCTCTACATGGAATTCATGTTCTACTTCAAGAACAGTGATATCTTTATCAATCTGTGGGGATTGGAAAGTAAAGAACACATACAGTCTAGGCCATACCAATGAGACCAATTCAATGTTCTCAAAGTCAGCGGCTAGAAGATCGTTCTTAACTCTTTGTTCCATCATCTTGATTAGGAAATCAGAGCCAGGCTTCGCCCCAGCTTTAACCGCCTGATAGTACACATGCATAAGCTCATGTGCATAATTTCCAAAATCAAAACGACGTCCAGTCCTTAAGGTTCTTTGGATACCTTCCAAGTAAGAGTACGCATGTTCTTTAGGGCAATGGTCGTATACTCTCAATTGACTAGGGCTGTAGGTATCACCCATTGTACCCTACTAGTTCAAGAAAACTGAAGAATAATTTACTTGCTTCTTCTTCTGTTTCCCTGTGATAGTCACGGCATTCACCTAGCAGGAATTGAAATTCTCCGCCAAACTGATCTTCGATTTTGAGCAGGTACATTGTTTCAGTTCCACTATCAGTACTTCTGGTAATGGAACCAAAATCAAATTCCTCAACTTTGCTTGTTACTCGCAATGGTATGGAGTTCTGCGAGGACAACTCTGAACCATCGGGCAAGCTGCCATTCCGATCCTTCATCCAAAATCCATTCCAATTGATGGATTGACCCGCTCTTTTTAAAATATTCTGAAATATCATCGGTTCTCATTTCGTCTAGGTTTAGTATTTTTGCTGTTGGGTTTCTTTTAATCGTACGCACAATGGCGTCATTCATTTCGATTCGTAGGACTTCACTAATGTCAAAGTCACTAGCCATCATTTTGCCTCTCCTTTCTTTGAGATATTATGAAGATTTCCAGGTATTTCCATGCCTGTAATTCATCAATCGACCGAACACTACAGCCTGAGCAATTGCATCACTTAAAGCATCGTGTGGCATTTCTGGAACTGGTTCAAACCAATCAGGAAGTTCATCCCTATTGCAATCAAAGGGAAGTCCCAGAACTCCACATGCATAGGACTTTACATCTACAGTCCTGTAGTTGAATGGATTGTCTAACCCTGCGTTCTTAAAGAACAATTGACAGTATGGGTAATCAAAGGATGCGGGCCAACCTACAAACATAAGGTTTCCACCTTCACCTTTAATAGCCCAAAGCCAATCGTAAAATTCCTCTGCTGCATTTAGCAGCTGTGTTTTGTACGGAACTACATGAGAGGCAAGAGCATTGATTCTATGCCTTGCATCTTGCTGATCTGGATGAATCCACCAGTCATATGTAGTAGGTTCCCATTCAATATCTTGGGTTTGAATTCCTCCCATAACTGAATGGAAAGTGTGTTCGTATCCTTCATCATCCATCAATACAGCCCCTACACTAAGCAAGCTATATGTATTTGGTATCAGACTTGCAGTCTCCACGTCAACTGAAATGTAATGTGTTGTCATCCTTGCCTCCAAGGTGTTAATCCGGATATGTCATATACTACCTTAGCCGCACAAGCTTGGCTAAATTTCTGTCGATCAGATAACCCAAAGATGCTTGCAACTCCTGTAATTCCGCAACGCTCAATGAGTGTATCCCTGTAGGAACTTTTAGCAGAAAGCCAAAGTGATATATATTCTTGCCAGTAACCATAGCAGCAGAATGTTCTAACGTCGTTTCTACAGTTACTTTCCCTCCAGCCAAGGTCATTGAAAACTCTTGGGAGTCCGACATAGTTTCTATACCAATCCATTTCATCGCAACCAGTTAGTCGTTCAGGATTAAACTCCACTGGCGGCGGTGGTAAAGGAGTTTCCTGATATGCGTTCCCTATCCTTACTGCTGTGGTCAAATGAGTATTCTCTACAGGAGAGGAGAAATTCACCAATAATGCGACCGCAGCGAGCTTAAATATCAAGGGCGATTAGCTTTCAATCGTTCAACTTCGGATTGAAGTTTCTCAATTTGAGCATGGATTTGAGCCTGACGATTTGAACAGAACTGCAATACATCTCTTTGAGCAACTCCAGCTGTAGGTGATACAGGCTCATTAGAATGAACTCTGTCCGCAAGCTTATGAAATTCCCCAGAAAGTTCCTTAGCTTTCTGAACCTCCCTCATTGCTTCGCCTACTTTTTCATCCCAGTAGGTTCGTTCTTGTGAAAGTGATCGCTCCATCATTTTGTATCCCCGTTCTGTAGCAAATATTGAACTCTCCATTGTGAACGAGTCCAACCATCAGTATCTTTGTAGAATTCAGGGTACTTGTAAGAACCCTTCTCAATGTTTCCATATCTATCCACGATTTGTGTACGGATAGTACCACATTGCGAACAACGCATTGTAAGATACCATCCACCACCTTTGGGATTTCTTTCTGCTTCTGTCTCTACCCAATCATGGTTAAATGGAGGTCTGCAATCCCTAAAAGAAACGGGAGTTGCTCGACCTTTCTTGACTTTGTTGACGGACTTTCTATCGCCTTTCATCTGACAATCCTCAACATTGCAGCGCGAAGTTCTGCTATTTCCTCAAACCTCTCATAGAAAACAGAAGGGTCTGGGAATAGAATCTTTGTTGCCTTCTCCACTCGCTCAAAGATATCATCCGCTGTAGGCTTAACAACTTTGGAAACTTTGGTAGGCTTAATAGCCTCCAAATTCGCTTCCTTGTTTGCCCTTATAGTTGCCAATCTCTTGGCAACTCTCGCAGCATTTTGCTCTGGTGTGAGATGTGCTGCGGATTTATGTGCGGTAACGCCTTGCATCTTTTCATGAGTGAATTTGCAACCAGGATGGTCGCATTTGTACATTTATCTTCTCCATAGTTCGTAGTAGACTCTGACTTGATCTACTGACAATTGAGTGGTCATAACAGCTTGCATTGCAGTCAATGACTTCATAACTGCATAGAACAAGTATCCGTGTTGTTGCTTAACCTCCTTTACATTTCTACAGCTTGCTTTGAATAGGATTGAATATAGCTGCTTATCTGTCACCCAATCAGGTGAAGAATCAATCTGCGGCATATATGCAGTTAATGGAGAAACAATTACGTACTGCTCCATCTTTGCGAAGTGTTCATTGATACGTCCCAATCGACCTACATTCCTTAGAAATGGAGATGAGATTGGAGTACCAGCAGGTTCCTTGATATCATCCTCTGGGAAACCATTGACTAATTTGTCAATGTCTGCATCAAGGATTTTACCTACAGGGTATCTAGCTTTCAATTGAGCTAGCCTATTATCTGCAATCTTTACAGCAGCATTCCATGTAGGACCATCGACTCTTTGAAAGATAGTTAAGGTATTCTTAACCCAATCATTGTGTTCGGGAGAACCTGGCTTAAATGGTGAGTCACTTGGTTTCATTAAGTTTCCAGATAAACAAACGGGGGATCATCGTCAGGATAGTAAGTCACCCCAGTTACTTCCTCATCACTTGCCCAAACAATCAAGTCACCATGACTTTTTTGTTGTTCTAGTAGGTCTTTGACTAGCTCGCTGATTCGCATCGTGCATTACCTCCAATATGTAAACGGTGATTGCTAGAACAATTGCCCCAATTACGAATGCAATAAGGTATGGCAAGCCAAAGAACCTTAGCATTTCTATCATCTGTCTCACGCTAAACTCGATTCTGTTATCGCTGTACGCTTACAGGTGTTGTGGATAAGTCGGGTGGGGTGATAACCCGAGCTAGGCGATCCAGCCCCTGAGCAGGCTATATGGGCCGACTGGTGGCAATACATGCGGATATCCCGACCACTAACCGAGTGTGATCGGGATTGCCTAATATCTTTTGAGAATGTTAAATAATGCATTAACTTCCCATCGAATGTATTACTATCTTACGTAGTAAGATATCCTTTGATGATTGTGATTTTCACACGTTCACCTACTTGAAAACATTCCGCATCATCAACTTGGAATTGCATGACAGTAGGTTTACCCCATTCATCTCTGTTGACGTGATCCTCCATTGTAAGGACATTGCCTTCAATCTTTGTGATTTTGTAATCCATAAGTGAGCAAAGAGGACTCGAACCTCTAATCCAATCGGGAGCTTGGAGTTTTACCCTTAAACTATTGCTACCATCTTGATCCCACCGTCCGTCAGATCGAAGAAATGAAGGTTCCAATCTCGGAGTCACCTACAACCTCCGTTAGTTTTCGTTTCCGTATTCTCCCTGAAACTAAATAAGTAGGTACGGCCTCGCTGTATTTACTCACCAGCCGGATGTGAGTCTTAGGAAGTATTGCTTCTGATCTTCCTGAGAACTTTCTAGAGTAGGGAAGTAAAGGTCCACGAAACTTCCCTACTCTAGATTACTTAGAACTAATCACTCGTCGTCGGGATCAGTTCCATCATCATCGCCGTTCTCATCTTCTGAATCTTCTGAATCAGCAGGAGCATCGGCGGACTTTGTTCCAATGAGATTTCTTCCATCAGGAAGCTCGAAAGTGATTGTGTCACCAGGCTTTGTGGTGTCAATCTTTGCTGCACGCATTGCGGCAGTCAAATCAGCAACCCGATCATAAACCGGAACTGCATCAATGACATCCTTCAATGTGGCATACTCATTTCCTTCAATTTCCCAAGTGAAGAAAGAAAGTTGGCGAGGACCGCGCTTTCCTTTTGGTGCGCCACCGCGACGACGAGGAGGTTCCATATCTTCCAAATCCTCATCACCGAACAATTCAGCCATTTCACGCAACGACTTAATCATTGCGTAAACCTTCTTGCGCTGCTCCATCAAAGGCTCAACTTCTTCCTCAGAAATAAGAGGCTCAACCTTTGGTGCCTGCTCAACTTCAGCTTCAATTGACTTGCGAGCTTCCTTACCGAACTTCTTATCCAAACCACGGACAAGACCATAATAGAAACCAATTCGCGCACGATCAGTAACTTCATCGCCGGAAAGGTGCTCAACCAATTGAGCGAGAATCTTTCCCCAATTGGGTTCCGTATCCGCAATCAATTGCTTCAAGATTGAAGTGCGAATTGTTCCCGCACCACCATCTCGCGAATCAAGCTTTTCGTCAATGACGTCAAGTGTTTCCTTGAGTTCGTCGTACTTCTCTTTCAGATCCATTGCCATTGTTAATTTATCCTTTGTTTAGGTTATGGGCGACTCGTTAGTCTCCCGCTCAGGTGTTAAGTGTCTCACGGATCGCTAAGCCGTGTCAAGCGTTATCTCGGTGGTAAATCGTTATGGTCGAGGGGCACAACCGCTCCTAGAAGAAATCGTCAATAGACGATGTAGTTTGTTTCGTGCTTTCTCCTTTACCTGTTTTATTATCGTGAAGCTTATGACAACCTGCACAGCGCCATGCTAACTCATTGATATCATTATTAGTAACATCTTTGGTCTCATGGTCAGCCTGCAAACTATAATCAAGCACTCGGTTTTCCTCAGGCCATATCTCCTCGAAATGCCTGGGAGCATCTTTAGGGGGATTTATTGATGTGCGACCGCAATCAATACATGCGAAAGGGACGTAGTTATTGAATAACTCCTTCCGAGCTTTGCGCCTTCCTGTAGATCGCCAATCAACTATGCGAGATTCGTCTCTCACTTTTTGTCCTTTTTAAAGACTACAGCCAATGCTTGCTTATGTGTGAGTCCCTGATTCATTAGTGTTCTAATTTGTCGAGACGTATTTGATTTTGTCTTTTTCATTTAAGTGGCTCCGCAAGCTTATGGGGATGTTGAGTAACGAAGAACGAATACTCACGGTCATATTGCAGATAAGCCTCACGACAAATCTCTTTTGCTTTCTCCTCTCCATCAAACTTGTACTCATAACTGAGTATCTCTCCATCATTTCCTGTAGCGAGATAAACGTGGTCGTTATCTCGATCCCACAATTCAATTACATAAGGAAGGGGCTTTTTCATTTGGGTATCTCCATTTCATATTTGAGGTAAACTGGTTTCCATCTTGCTACGAATATCTTGACGAACCTAGGACTATATTCCTTAGTAGGCCAGAATCCATATAGATGGCACATTTTTGGGGCGGCACAACTACTCTCCTCGCTGTGCCCATGTATGATAGTGGCGTATTTATTGAGAGTCGCCGGCTCGGAATTGGGAATAAAAAAATGACCAAATTCTTTCACCTGAAATCTAGTCGGCAATTCCAACCCTACAGGCATTAGATATTCCATCCAGAATATATGCCTGTAGGGTTGAAGGTAATCTTTCCGATCTAATTCCTGGCGAGCAGAATCTAGGTCAATCTTTGTTTGCAACAAGAATTGATCCAAAGAATCCATGATAATGCGACCGAAATCAGACCTTTCCCTTAGAGTCTCGTTCTTCTCTAGCATCTAATACTGCGTTAGACGCATAAGTGTTTGGATGTTGGGTAAGGATATGCTTCTGTAGTTTAATTGGAGTTTTAAATTCCAACTGACAATAATAGCAGAAAGTATCATTAAGAATATTGTATGTCACACCTTCCCCTTTAGGTACTGTTTCCAATCGTGCCTAACTGCTTCACTATTCGTGATAGTGTTGAATGATGCAGTCTTTTCATCATTGAGGATATTGATGAAGGTATCTACAGAACTCTCATTTTCGAGGAAGTAGAAAGCACCTTTGTCATTTGTACCTGGACGAACAATACGTCGATAGCATTGTTCATTTCGTGCGGGAGAGTACCACTTATCAAGCATGATACCAAATCTCGCACCACCAGGCCACTTATCTTTATCCTTATGGAGATTCAAGCCCTCACCTACAGCACTATTCATTAGCAGAACTTTCAATTCACCTTGCTGGAACTTCTTTTCAAGTTGACCAGTTTCCCAGGTGTTATCTCCTGTCAATGTTCTAGCTGTATATCCTGCTTCATGCAAACGCCGCTGCATTTCAAGTAGTGGCTCATTGAATGTACTGAATAGAACCACTTGTTCGTGATCTTCCAACTCATCAATGATTTCCATTGCCTCATCAATCTTGGAAGATTCGGTAATGTTCAAGGTATTCTCACCAATTACATTTCCTTCTTCATCCTTAATCTTGAACACAATGTTATCAGGCCACACATTGATCTGACGCAACCTGATTAGCTGAGCAAGAATAGCTGTAGCTGTTAGAGGCTCATCTTCATGTTCGTCCAACCAAATGTAGAAATACTTCAACATTTGATCGTAAGCCTCACGTTGCTTAGGCTTCATTGAAAGAACACGAGTGATCTTCTGAATGTCTGGCAATTCCATTCCAACTTCCTCACAAGTACGTCGGAACATTTGACCCCTTAAGAGTTGAAGAAGTGTTGTGGATGCTCTTGCAGTACCGTCGGAATAAGACTTGAATACATTGAACTGCCTCTGGAATTGCCGCAGATTTGGGAAGCGGTTAGGATCGAAGATATGTAGATAGCTCCACATTTCTTCTGGCCTATTCACCATTGGAGTACCAGTCAAATAGATCGAGAACTTAACGTTCTGACTCAATCTATTTACTGCTTTCCAGATGTTGGTAGGACCACCAGGATTAGCACCACCTTTGAGTTTATGAGCCTCATCAATGATTAGATAATCGAAGTGTGTCTCGAATATCTTAGGTGTTGAGGTAACAAATTCATAGTTGGCAACCAAGATGTTGAATCCCATATCCATGAATTCCAAGAGCATTTCTCGCTCTTTCTTACCAGTCATTACCGCAGAGGTAACAATCTTTGCATCTGCCCACCATCTCTTAATTTCAGCTGGTGTTGAGATAGTCAATGAATCCTTTGTGAGCCAAAGGAATTTCGCATCAGGATTCAATTCCTGTAGGACAATCATTGTGAGGATAGCCTCGAATGTCTTACCCATTGACATATCGTTGGCATTAATGACTCCTGAACGATTATCCTTAATCGCTTTCAGAGTAACTGCCAAGTCCTCTTTCTGATATTGCCTACAATTACCCCAGGCTTCATAGCCCTTAAGCATTGTGTCAAGTTCCATGGAATATTCTTCCATCTCATTAGCTTCAGCCCGCAAACGTGCAAGCCTTTCCTTTTCAGCATCTTCTTTCTTCTGTTCTCTTTCGAGTTCATAGATTGAAGTGCGAAGCTTTTGAGTCTCGCCTGCTACAACTACTTTCTTCTCTTTCAAAGCATTGAGCAGTTTGAAGAGCTTTGTCTCTTCATCTTGAATGTGATTTAGTTCATCCAATTTCTTCTTCATTGCCTCTTGAGCAATAGCCAAAGGTGTTGGCTGACTGAATAGGGTTTCAATGTCGAGTTCCATCAATCTTCCTCTTCATCCTTGTCTTTAGAGACATCAACGAGCTTTACTTCATGACCATTGATTTTCTCATCACCATTTGGCTGAAGTCTCCTGATAGCATCTGGAAGATCCATGTAATGCTTCATTGTTATTCCCAGTAATTTTGCGACCGGAAATGGGTTAATCCATTCGTTCCCATCAATCATGAAAATGAATGTCTTGATACCGGATGACACCGAATGATCGGAGTAATTACCTTTCTTCGGTGGGATCACCGGATTACTCTTATAGATCTTATCAGGATCAAAGAATTCCATGAACGTGATGTACGTTTCATATGTTTTCTTGAGCTTGATGTAGAGCATATTGATCTGCTTCTTACTCAATGTAGTAACATTACCTGAGCGCATTGACATACTCCGAATTGAAGAACTCATCATCGAAGTAACATCTGTCATCAAAGGTAGCAAGTTCACAAGAACTTCAGCATCTTGCTCAGCAATGAGTTGGGAAATGATTTCGTAGATTTCCTCAGCCTTAGCTTTAGCATCTACATTCTTCACGGCATTATCTTTGAACAATCTTTCATGCTCAGCAAGAGTACCGCGAGCGTCCAATTGCTTAGCCAATTCCTTTGACTTAGCAATCACACGATCAATGAATTTCTTTGGGTTGTCCATCATATCAGATGAATCAACCTCAAGGTCTGCTAAGACCTGATTGAATTGTTCCTTTGCGTTTGACATTTTGTTAGCATCCTTCCTTGTTGATGTATTGCATTACTTGGATTGAACTGATGAGGTTTTCATTATCTTTAACCGCATCATAAATTGCACCGCATACCTGTAGAAATTCTTTCTTACCCTCTACAGTTTGTTGACCCTGGAAATGTTGTGGATTCCAGCGTGTTCTATTGTTCATTAGAAGAAAGAGTTTCATCTTCAATGTCCTTTCCTATTAGGTCGTAGTGTTCGTCACAAAGATGGTACATATTACCCCAATATACTTCGTGATGTGTTGATCTCTTTGAACAGATGATCCAGTCACACATTGATTTCCCATTCCTTCTTGAGTGAGAAGATTGGAGTCTCAGCAATTCGGCCAAGTGTATAGACCCTTGCTTGAAATGGAGAAAGCAGAAGAATCCTACGAGCACGCTTGTAGTAATCGCGAATCAATTTACCCGCATATCCCTCTGTTCCCTGTGTAAACCAATAGTTCGTTACATTGAACTCTGGCTCCAATTTCCTTTGATGAATTGGTCGGCTATTAATCTTGTTCATTGTATTCCTTTCGTGGAAAGTTGACTGTTCGAGGATTCTTTCGAGTGAAGATACCCGAGAATGTTTCAGCACCACAATCACAGCAGATTTCCATATCTGCCATAATTATGACCGTAGGTCTACGTGTTGGATTATCCTTATCCCAACACTCATTGCATTGAGCTTGAGTCCAACTCATATTTTAATTCCTGCTTTCTTGAATAGTTCTTCGAATGTTGTAAGGAACTGGATTGTTCCTTTCATTTCAACCCATTGACTTACGTCGCCTGCCATAACACTGCAAAAGGCAAGGCCGTTTTGCATTTCATAGAGTAAAGGCAACATCTCTACAGGATCGGTTACTTTCCTAATAGCTTCACATACCTCAATTGGATTAGGAAGTGTCGCTATGTATGCAGCGATATGAGTCCATTCATATCTAAAAGCATCTTCTGGCATAACTCGTTCACGCACAAAGGATACTAGAGGATAGCTAATTCGCTCACCATTAATCCGAGGAATCATATCAGAACTCTTGAATTGAATGTGACCCTTATTATCTATCACATCATAATCCTTGAGTTTCTTATATGCTTTGAATGTGCCACTCATTGAGAATCCATGAGATTTCTCGAGCAATTTACCTACTTGAAAAGCTCGCATCCCGGGATTCTTAATTAATGTAGACACTATCACAACCTGGGTCGGCGTTACAACTTTGATACCAAATTTGTTTACGAGTGCGTAACGTATTCCCTTTAGATCATCGGCGTCCACGGTTCCTCTTTCTTTCCAGTTGCAATTGCTTAAACCTGATTTCCTTTCGTCGTTTCCGAGCTTCATAACGACTCTCGAACAACTGTCTATCAATTGGCTCGATATCGTAATGTTCAGCGTGATATGTCTGATAGAGACGATCAAGTAAATCTTCGCATCTATCATTGAAATCTTCGTCATGGATGTTATTCATGGATATGTACCAAGTACTTTCCGTTATGACGTTTGTTATTGTGTTCATTTGCGACCTTGATAGGATCGGCAGAACCCGCCCCGAATTTATCCATATAACCACATGGACAAATTACTTTGACGTCGCCAAATCTCCCATCTTTGCGCACGACGATTTCTTTGTTCACATCCATCCCTTTCTCCTTGCGAATTCATTGGTGCAAATTCTTGATCCGTCAAGGGAAGCAGATGTACCATCATCGTGAATGAAATTGAACCAGTGATTACTCCATTCACTCATTGGTGTATTAGAGTCTTGACCTTTCAATGTATCAGGTTGCGGCCAAGCATCAATCTTTCCAACTATTCCCGACTTCATATCGTAATAGTTGAATGCCATATCCCCTTTCCTTAGTTTCTTTCCATCGGCTGTAGTAATTTCGTCCATCATTTCGCTATCTCCCTATAGGTTCCGTCGGTTTCTTTGAGTACCAATGCGAAAGGCAAGAAAGACAATTGATTGTCAAGCTGCCAACGATTGAGGCTATCTACAGCATCAAACAACAAAGCTCTCATTTCTGAACGCTTAGCCATAAGCTGTTGGTACATCTCGAAGATATCATCTTCCTCTGTTGAGTAGTTGTAATCTTCGCATTCACGAATGTCGAATTGACAATCGCATTCTCCACAGAAACTTTCAAATGCAGTTTCCGGAACTTGCATGATCTTTGTACTTCCACAATGTGGGCATTTCATCAGAAGTCTACTTTCTCGCAAGTCCAGATGATTGTGTATGGATTGTAGATCAATTCCCCGCCCATATCCTCGCAGGTATTAATCATGTCTTGTGTTTCACGCGGTTCCATAACAACAATTACCATATCGCCAGGTCGCGCATCAAATTGATGGTTGTAATTCTCAGGGATTGTAATTACCTGTGCAGGACGATCATGTTCAATGAGCATATGTGTGTATATCATTTTGTTTCTCCTTGTTCTCCGTTTGGTGTAAAGAAATTGTCTGCCATGATTGAAGCAGTCATTGCACAATCATCACCGCAGATACATTCTGCAATTACGAGGATTGTATTGCCCTCTTTGAAGGCTTGAATCTTTCCTGTAGGTGAGTGTTTCATGTTGTTTCAGTCTTTCCATTCGTTGGGATTGATTGCTTGTAATTGCGACCAGATGTAGTC